CCGGGATCGGCCAATCGACGCCGGCGAGCCGCACGTGCCCGCCCTTGTACGGATAGAACTGGACCTGCGTCGCCGAGAGCGCCTGAAAGCGACCGCCATGCGGAGCTGGCACGATCGCCGCCGCGCCGGTCGCGCCTTGTGGCCCAGCCGGTCCGGTCGCTCCCTGCGGCCCGGCCGCGCCTGCGGGTCCAGCGGGACCGGTGGCGCCGCCAGGAGAGCCGGGCGCGCCTGTCGCGCCCTGCGGCCCGGCAGGTCCGGTCAATCCGACGAGCCCCTGCGGTCCGGTGGCGCCGACGAGGCCCTGCAGTCCAGTCGCGCCTTGGAGCCCGACGAGGCCTTGCGGCCCCGTCGCGCCGGGAGGCCCGGCGACGCCCGTGGGTCCGATCGGCCCCTGCGGCCCAGGCTCGCCCTGCGGACCGACGCCGCCCGGTCCCTGCGGCCCTGGCGGCCCTTGGATGCCCTGCGGCCCAGTGGCGCCGACCGGGCCAGCAGGCCCGATCTGCGGAACGGTCAAGGTCTGCGGATCGCTGGTCTCGCGCGCGAGCGTGACGCGCGGCGTGCCCGCCGAGACGTCGAGGCGATCCCCGCTCGTCATCGCGTCTTGCCCTCGACGACGGTGACCGCATCGCAATCGAGCATGCGCTCGACGTAGCCGTTGGGCATCAGGCGGACGAGGTCGGCGACGTAGTCGCCGGGCGCGAACTGCGCGAGCTGGGTTCTGGTGATCAGGATCGTGAACGCGCCGCCGGTCGCGTTGTCGATCGAGATGCCGCGGTCAGGCGAGGAGAGCGACAGGACGACCTCATGATCCGACTCCTGACGCCTGATCTCCATCATCAAGGTCGAGCCGGTGAGGTCGATCGGCGTCGTCGTGACGCCGCCGTCAGGCGAAGTCGCGTAGAGGAACGGGACGATCCAGTCCTCGTTCATCGCGATGTTCATCACGCCGGTGAAGTAGGCCGGGCCAGACATCTGCTGCGCTCATGGACCGAGAAGCTCGAGACCACCGTCTTTCGTGGACGGCACCGGCAGCCCGGCCTGGACGCGACCGTCGTACGTCAAGCCGATCGGCCAATGCATGCGGTCCGGCCCCTGCGGGCGAAAGAAAGTCATATAGGCAAACTGCAAGTTCGGGCCGAAGGCGACGGCGAGATGCGCCGCCACCAATTCGTCCAATGCCGCACCGGCGATTTGTTGTTGTTCGATGAATGTGCCCGGCGCCGCAGCCAGCTCGTTGAGCAAATCCGTCGCCGCTTGAGAGAGTGCCATCGCTTTCTCCTTAGCCGTACTGCCCGCCGGTGTCAGTCGTCCCAGCCACCGTGCCGGGATAGTAGTTCACGCCCTGCTGGTTGACGTTGACGATGCCGTTCATTTGGGCGAGATACCGCTTTCCGGTGACGTTGCCGGGGTTGACGATGTTTCGATAGATGATGAAGCTCATGCCGCCGTTGTTCGTCCAGTTGTAACAGGTCGAAAAGGTGACCGGACCAGCGAAGGTTATGTCTGGATGGATCGAGGTGTTCAAATTGCCGACGAGCATGTTGGCGTAGGTCGACGAAATATGCGACACCGCATTGCCTCCGCTCTCGACGGTGATCTGCGTCGAGTCGGCGATTTGCAGCAGCGAAATCCAGCCGGAACTCATATGGAACCGAGCGGACGGGCCGAAGCGCATCGAGCCGTAGACTGTCCCGACGGTGCCGGTGTTGTTGAGCGCGAAGCAATCCATCGCTGGGCTGACGGAGCTGAGCCGGAAGCCGCCCATCGCCCAATTGCCGCCGTAGAAGAACGCGCAGTTGACGTTGTTCGCCGTCGCCGTGATCGTGCAATTCTGCGGGTTCGCAATGTTGCCTTCGATGTAGACCGTGCCGACACCGTTGGTCTGGCCCGCGGTGAACGGTTGATAGGTGCCGTCTGCGCAGTGAATTTTCTGCGAGTAGCCGTTCATGTTGTACTTATAGGTTTCTTGAACGGCGCGCTGGATCGTCTGGAACGGACCTACGGTCGCCGAGATGATGGTCGGCGAGGTCCCGTCATAGGTCGTGTCGTTGCCGGTCGTCGGGTTGACGTACCAGTCGGCGTTTTTCTGCAGCAGCGGAATCTGACCGGTGCGCTGCGTGCCGCCGGTGATCATCTGCCATTGCGTGCCGTCGAAGAACAGCAGGACCCATCCGGTCGAGACCACGTCGCCAATGTCGATCGGCGCGAGATTGGTGTGCGTGACGTTATGAAACGCGCTGCCATTGACCGAAAAGACGGTGCCTCCCTTGACCGAGTCGAATCCTGGCTTGAACCAAATACAGCACCCGAGCGGCGGGGGCATGATCGGCAGCGTCGGGACGCTCGCGCTCCACTGCGACGCATTGCCAAGATTGTTTGATGCCTTGAAGACGTTTTGGACGTCGACCAGCTTCAGCGCCTGGATGAGCTGCGTCAGGTCGGCGTTGGTCGGCGACAGGCCGACGGCGCCGATGAGATTGACGATCTCGCGCTGGTCGTACTCGATCGCCGCCGCTGGCACGATCGAGCCCTGGATGCCCGCGGACGGATTGCCGTCGATGTAAGGCGCGTTCGGGTTCGACGGCTGATCGAATGGTTGGTTGTACTTCACTTCGGCCTCCTAGAAGAGGGTGATCTCGTCCCATTCGGCCATCACGGCGAATTGCCAGACGCCGGTCGCGGGAACGCTCGCTTGAATGACGAAGCCCTCGTTCTGCACGAACAGCGGCGGGTGCTCGCCCTGCGCCGCTTCGAACATCGTGATCGCGTCGGGGAAGAGCGGCGCGTTTGTTCCCGTCGGCGCCGCCGCGATGCGCCTTGAGATCGGGTCGGCGTCGAGCGTCCTCGTCCCGGGGGTGAGCGCCGCTGTCGACGACGTCATGATGATCGCGTGCGACGCCGGCATGGTGCTGCGCATGCGGCCGCTGCCGCCGGCGAGATTTGATTGATTGCCGCCGCCGTCGGCGGCCGTGAAGCTGCGGGCGAGGAAGAGATCGAACTCGGCGATGCCCGCGGCGAAGCCGGTTCCGACCGTCCAGGCGTTGAACTTGACGCGCTTGAGGAGGCAGAGCAGCGACGACGGCCATTGAAACGAATAGATCGGCGCGTTCGCCGCGAGGCCGGCGGTCATCGCCCCGCTCTTGGCGCTGTCGCGATAGCTGCCGCCGGTGCCGTAGTCGATCGGGTAGCCGGTGGTGAAGATCATCGATCGCTGGATCGAGCCATCGCCGCCAGCAGAGATGTCGCGCATGCGGATCGTGAAACTCTGACCGAGCGCGTCTTTGATCAGCTTGTTGTCTGCCATCTACATGATCCCGAGCGCGAGGTAGGAGCTGTTGAAGCTCTGCGAGAAATCGAGACCGCTGACAGCCGAGTAGTCGAAGACGACGTGGGTGTGCGCCGGCTTGTAGCGCTTGATGAGACACTCGAGGTCTTGCGCGGTGCCGATGGAGAGCAGGCGATCGATGCCGCACTGGCTCGAGCCGGTGTGGAAATATTCGAGCTTCAGCGAGGTGACGTGGATCGTCCAGTAGTAGCGAATCTCCGGCGGTCCGAGCTGCCACATGAAGCGCGTCGGATCGTCTGGATTGTCGGCGACGCTCCTCGTGTCGCCGACGCGCGAGATGCCGCACTGATAGGGCAGGTACTCGGTGATCGTGACCGTATAGCCGAGACGCGCCGCGACATCGATGAAGAATTGCCGCGACGCGCCGCCCAGCATGGTCATCTTCAGGACCAGTGCGACGCGCCGCGCCTCGATCGTCTGCGGCTCGGTCACGCACGGATCGGGGAGGCCCCAATTGCGCTCCCAGTCGGGCAGGAGTTCCAGCGTCGACCGCGGATCGGATTCCGTCTCTAGGAGATCGGCCGCGCGACCGTCGACGAATCCCCAATAATCGCAGAGGCCGAAGCAAGCGAGGACCAGCGTGCTGAGCGGATGGCGCGGCCACGCCTGCCCTTGCGGCAGCAATGCCAGATAGGCCTGAGCGTAGTCGTCGCTCGTCCTGCGGACGTGGCGATCCGCCATCGGCGTTATCCGTAATAGATGTCGCCGAGCACCGCCATGTGCCCGCCGTCAGGCATGACGTCGTCATCGCTGGTTTCGAAATCGAAGGAGACGACGCCGGGCGAGTTCATGACGGCGGCGTATTTCCAAGCCGCGAAGATGGTCTGACCCGGAGCTGCGAGCTGATAGAGCATCTGCTCGATCGAGGTCTGGATCGCGCCTTTAACTGCCTCGTTGTTTGGATTGAGGTTGAGGATGTGGAAGTCGATCGGCTGCTTGAGCGGCGCCAGGACGTAGCACTGCTTGACCGTGACCGGCCGCTGCGAATCGAGGTAGGCCTGGACGGTGTCGATGTCCTCGGGCAGCGGGAAGCCGTCGTTGTCGGCGCGCAGATCGTCCATCATGAAGCGGACGGACGCGGTCCCGATGCCCATCTCCTGCGGCGCGCACCATGCGCGCGTCACCCCAGGGACGGCGAGCGCCCATTGCTCGTAATCGGTGGCATCGCCACCCATTGGCGGCTCGCGGATGCGCTTGAGGATGCGCGCGCGCAGCTCGTCGTCGGTCTCGTCGTCGGTGCCACCCTCCAGGCTGACGACGGTGACGCCGGTGACGCCGGCGACCGGCGTCTGCAGCGCCAGCGCGGTCCCGGCGTCGAGGTTGCCGGCGGCGCCCGGATCGAGCGCCTGGATCGCGACCGGCGAAGGCGCGGCGCCGATGGTGATCGCGGCCAAGGTCTGATAGCTGATGCCGGTCCCGTAGCCGAGCTGCGTCCCGCTCGGGACGATGGTGCCGATCGCGCCCGCGAAGCTCGCCGTCCCGGAGGCCTGCGTCGCCAGCTTGCGACCGGTCGAACCGTCAGCGTTGACGAGCCATATGTGGCCGTGCCGATCAAGCCATTCGGTCTCGGCCGTGTCGGGCAGGAGCTGCAGCGCCAGCCAATCGATGTACTGGAGTGTCAGATGGCAAAGCGCGCCCATGGCGTCGGAGAGGACGCGCAAGACGCTGTTCGGCACGTTGGCGTCGGCGCCGGGAAGCCGTCCGGTGATCGCGTCGCGGATCGTGCTGCGCACATCGCGGAGAGTTGGCGTCGACCATGGCATGATCTACTCGACAATGTCCTGCCAGAGGATTTGAAATTGCAGCTCGATCGCCGTCTTCGGTCCGCGATAGAGGCGCACGAGGACGTTGATGCGCTGGACGTCGACGCGCTCGACGTCGACGTACATCGCCGACGCGAGGCGCAGATCGATGAAGGGTTGCAGCGCTTCCTGGATCATGAATTTGATCTTGACCAAGGTCGAGCCCTGCTGCGCTCCCGAGCCGGTGATCTTCTCGCGATGGAGCAACCAAAGACGGCAGCCGATCGGCCAGCCGTTCCAGATCACGTCGGCGTCGAGATCGCCCCACCATCCGCGCCGATCGGTCGAGTCAGGATCGGGCAGGACGTCGGTGACGTTCGCCAGCCGATCGGTCCCGAGCGCGACGATGACCGCGGTCGCCAGCGCCTGCGACTCGTCGAGCGTTCCGTCATTGAGCAGCAACCAATCGACCGAGACGTCGGTTTGATAGGGGAAGGTTCCCTGCTGGACGAGGCGGACGTCGGGCACGATCTAGCCTCGCGTGAAGCCCCAGAGCGTGGCGTTGTTCATCTGCAAGGTGCCCGCTGAAGCAGTGACGCTCCCGGTGCCGATCACGAAGTAAGAGTGAGCGCCTTCAGATGTCGGGTAGCTCGCCCATACGCACACAGGAAAGATGATGGTGCCGTTGCCGTAGACGTACATGTTCTGCATGATGTTGCCGGTGGTGCTGTCGTATGCCACAGCGATCGACCCGGTGATGCCCGCCGTCGCGCCGCACTGACAGTCGAGACCGAAGTTGAAGCACTCGTCGACCCAGTTGCAGGCGATGACCGAGACCCCGCCGTTGAGGCTGCTGTAAGACCCGTTGACACCGGAAGCGCTGGCGTTGCTGAAGGAGACTCCGATCGGCCTGTCGCGTCGATTGAACCAAGATATGACGCCGCGATACTGACCGTTATCGGCGAACTGTCCGCTCGCCGTGGTCCACACCATGCCGACCAGCGTATAGTTGACGCCGCCGGTGCCGGTCATCGTCTCGACGCCGACGTTCCCGCTCGTCCCGCTCATGCCGTGGCCGGTGGTGCTGAAATTCAGCGCCAACGTCCCCGCATTGTTGAAGACGTAGACGTAGTAGAGCGTGTTGGCAGCGAGGGACTGGCCGGCTACCTGATTGACGAAAGCGCCGGTGTTGTTGGAGACGACGCCGCCGCTGGGGATGTTGTAGATCGTCCCGGCGATCTTAACCAAGTCGCCGTTGTAGGGAAGAAACACGACCTGGGTGGCGCTGTTGGCGATGAATCGCCCACAGTTGAACGCGACGGCAGGACCGGCTGGGCCGGTGGCGCCGCTTGCGCCGGCCGAGCCGCTCGGCCCTACGGGACCGGTGGCGCCGCTCGCTCCTGCCGGGCCTACCGGTCCGGTGGCGCCGCTCGCGCCTGCAGCTCCGACGCCGCCGGTCGGCCCGGTGGCACCGCTGGCGCCCGCGGGGCCGACCGAGCCGGTCGCGCCCTGCTGCCCGGCGAGATTGATGTTCCAGTCGGCCGCCGTGCCGCTGCCGCCGGTCAGGTCGACGTTCACGGTCAGCGTCGTCCCACTGTAGGCGGTGACGAGGCCTTCCATGAAGTTCGTCGGCGTCGCGTTCGACGAGGCGCGCACGCGCGCGCCGACCGAATAGGCGAGCCCGGCTTGCGTCGTGAAAGCCTTCGAGCCAGTGCCGATCAGGAAGGAGGTCGCGCTGGTCGCCGTGTAGCCCGGGCCAGTCGCGCCCGAGGCGCCTGCAGGCCCTACAGGCCCGGTCGCGCCCGAGGCGCCCGCGGGCCCGCTCGGCCCGGCCGGCCCGGAGGCCCCCGGCGGTCCGACGAAGCCGGTCGCGCCTTGCGGCCCTGCTGGGCCGCCGGGGCCGGTGGCGCCGCTGGCGCCGATCGGCCCTGGCAGCGACGAGAGGTTGCCCGAGCCGTCGATGAAGAGCGGTGCCGCGATTTGCAGCGCGAGCTGGCCGAGGCCGTTTGTCGTCAGCGGCGCGGCCTGCGCGAGAGACATCGTGCCGCCGGTCGAGTCGAGGCCGAGCGGCGCGTTAGCGCTGTGAACAGTACCGCCGCCGCCGCCGCCGGAATCGGGAGGCTCGCTGCCGCCGCCCGAGAGCGCGTAGACGTTCTGCGCGATCTGCTCGCCTTCGAGCATGACGCGCAGGAAGGTCCCGTCGCCCTTCTTGCCGCCGAGGTAGACGTTGCTGTCGTCGGCGACGTGAACCTTGACGTTGTCGGTCTGATCCGGTGGCGCGTCGTCGCCGCCGTTGTGCGTCGCTGGCGATCCGCCGCCCGAGCTGCTCGAGGAGCTGTCGCTGCCGAAGCTCGTCCCCTGGCGCAAATAGACGTTCTTGCCCGAGGCCATGGCCCCGTCTTGCGTCAGATGGAAAAAGAAATCGCTCGACCGTCCGCCTTTATAGACCGAGTTTTGCCCGGTCGGTTTCTGCTGGCCGCCCTGGCCGCTCTGCTGGCCTTGTTGTTGGCCGCTCTGCTGCTGGCCTTGCTGCTGCGACTTGACGACGAGCTGCATGCGCGCGGTCTTGTCCTGCGGCGCGGACCAGAAGCCGCCGTCGGTCGTCAGATGGAATTGTTGCTTGTCGTCCTTGGTGCGATACATCGCCGTATCGCCCTTATCGAGGCCCTTCAGGCGATGCCGCCTGTCATCCATGACCGTGCAAACCGGGAAGCTCCGATTGCCGCCCATGAACGAGATGAAGCCCTCGGCGCTGCCGCTGATCTGCCCGTCCTGGCCCTTGTCGGCATCCATGACGACGGACGTGAAGCCGTAGTTTTGCGGCGACTCGACCTTCTGCCGCGTCTCTCCTTTCATGAAGTTGCCGCCCATCTCCTGCATCAGCTTGGAGTCATCGGCCTTGTCGATGATCGTCCTCGCCCCGCCTGACGTGTAGCCGCGGAACGATGCTTGGATGGGAGTCGAGCGATGCATTAAGGCCGCTGCTCTTCGATCTGAATATCCGCCTCGGTCATGTCCTTCATCGGCGGCGGCGTCGGATTTTGCGGCGCGTCAGGATTGATCTTCGCCGGGTTGTCGCCCTCCGTCGGCGCATTTACGTTGTCGAGGTTGACGTCGTTGACGTCGTTAAGGAACCATGGCGCGACCAGCTCCAAGGTCGTCAACGAGCCCTTGGCGCGATCTTGCGTGAAGGTGACCGTCTGGATCGCCAGGACCATCGCGGGCATGATGAGCGCCATCGGCGATTCGACGTCGACCAGATCGCCCGGCTGCCAAAGCAAGCCGGTCTCGGCGCAAATCCAGCCCTGGACGACGATGGTGACGTTGACGTAGGTCCCAGCGAGCCATTTTTTTTCGGCCTCGGCCCGCTCTTCCAGCATCTTGATCGTCACCGGCTCTTCGTTCGGGATAATGATCGGTCGGTACTGG